GATGCTAACAATACCTGTGGCTTATCGCGTGTACCGCCAAGCCATAACCTGCCTTGTGCAAATACACCTAAATTTGGATAGCCTCTAGTAGCACTCCATATAGCTTCTTTACGAGTTGCGCCTTGTGTATAATTATCAAATTCTATTGCATCTGTAGTGCCTGTTACAGGAAAGCCGCCCATAATTGGATAGTTATTAGCACTATCCCCAGTCATAGTAACTGTGTATCGATCTGTGCCAGTTCGAGCTACAGTAATTCCTGTGTCTCCGAATACAGGCATTTCTTGCAGGTTTTTTTGCATTGCACTTGCAGTTGCTACTGCTCCATGCCCACCCGCAGGTGTACCCCCACTTTGTGCCGCGCCTGTGTCTCCATGATAAGTTATTTCTTTAGATAGTACGCCATCTACTTCTAGCTGATATTTGTCGCCTGCATCTAAATTTACAGGAAATCTTACGCGCACAACAGCATCTACTAATGCAGGGCTTAATTTGTCATCAAAATCAAACTTTGGAATATTAGTAAAAGTTGGCTCATCATAATAAAATAACCCATCACCATCATAGTTGTATACCAGTCTTCGAGGCGCAACATTTTTGTTGAACAATACACACACATTTTGGTTTACAGCAATGCGGTTTGGATAATTTACACCAAGACCATGATCAATATCTTGCATGAAAACTGTATCTGTTTCTGTAACTTTGTATATTCTTAGATTTTCTTCCCCAAAAAATAACAAAAAACTGTTATCTTTGCTTATATTAAAACTATGCAGTTTAAAGCCATTATTGCCTTCAATCAAACTGTTGTGATGAAATTGCATGTGAGTAAAGCTAAAAGTTGTTTCATCTAAATCAGGCAGATTACCGCTAGCACCTGCCATAGTTCGTCTTATTTGCCAATATCTTTTTGTGTATAACCCCGCGCCTGATACAGGCGGATTGCTTGGCGTTACTCTAATTGTTTTATCGTAATCAGTTAAAGTAGGAAGTCTGCGCTCTAAAGTAAAATTTGAATTATCATCTGAGCTATATAAATAAAAGTTATTGTCTGTTTTGCCGCTACTATCGGTGCCGTTCAATTTAATATTTTTAAAATCAATATATGCAATATCAGCTGTTAGTGGCAATTCAATCCTTAAAAGCACTAGTTCAGTACTTTGTAAATTACCTGAGTTGTATCTTGACGAGTCATCAGTGAGTATTTGCAAACGCTCAGTTTCACTTATACTGTCGCCTGTTATTGCGCCAAAATAACTAGCACTATTAGGTATTATATACGGAGTTGTATCAGCTAATCCTCTGTCTACAAATTGACTGCCCATGCGCCTTCTAACGCCACCTTGCGGTGTAGTTACAACATTAGTTGCTGTTTCCATGCCTTTAAAATATTGATCAAGATCGGTTCTTGATTTTATTTCTTCTGATAGCTCGCCACTTACAAAACTATTTTGGACAAAGTTGGTTTTAGCCATCAGTACCTCACATCAATAAATGGTCTATCCTGTATAGGCGTTATAGGGTGTTGCTGTGAATCTGTATATCTAGCCATGCGTGATGCATTTTCGTATTCAGCCGCCATAGCCTCTTTGACTGTAGCACTGTCTCTAATAGCTAGTGCAAAGTCTTTAGCTAATGCGTACTCTACTACTTTTTCAAAGTATGCAGGAAAACTAGCTTCTGTTATGTTGCAAATATAATCGCAAAACAAATCGCCATTGTAATCAGTTTGCACATACGAAGCCGTAGCACCATCAATAGTGCTTGCTAAAATTTGATAATTAACTGGGGGATTTACTTTAATAAACTGTATAAGGTCAGACGGCAAAGCATATTGAGTTTGAAACTCAGTACCTACTGGCGCGACTGACGACTTGCTTAGTTGTACTTTTTTACGCGCAAAACCCCATCTGTATTTTGATAGCTCTGCTTGTACAACATTGTCATACAATTTAGTCGAAACGACTTGAGCGCGGGCGTTGCCAGTAAGCGATGTTATTGGCAAATCACCTATAAGAATTAATGCGTTAGAAATTAAATCTATTTTACTAGCCATGATTTACCTTTGTTATTAGAAAAAAGGGGGGCGAACCCCCCTTGAAGTGTTGCAAGTATTACTTATGTATTAGTTGCGGCAACAGTAGTACCATCAGTAACATCAATAGATGTAGCTGATTTTGCAACAACGTACATAATTTTTACTGCACTTGTGCCATCAGTGTTACAAACTGAAATGATGACATCATTTTTTTCTAGTTGGTCAATAGCAGACAAGAAGTAATCTGCCGCACGAACAACAGTGTCAGCATCTTCTGTAGAATAGATGTACAAAGTATTTGCACCGCCTAGTCCACCGCCAACTTTTTGTAAAGTATTTTGACTAAAAGCCATGATTATATCTCCTTAAACAGTATACTGTACTTTAACTACGCCTTCACCATCACGAATTACTGCACCTGCTTTAAACATGCCTGTGCAAAGATGTGATGTACGCTCTGGAACATAATCAATAGTGGTTTTCATATCCATGCCAACTGCAAGACCTACAGCTGATTGGTCGAAGAAGAAAGAAGACTGAGTTGTGCCACTTTTAGCTAGACCGCCTTCTGCGCGAGAGCCGATAACATGTACGTTGAAGCCCATGAATGTGTTGATTTCGCCATTAACAAGTGCTTTAACATTTTGGTAATCAGCAGAAGTGCCTTTTTCATCAGCAAGTAGATCAGCTAAACCTTCAGCGTCAATTACTGCATGTAAGCTACCAGTGTCAACATTGTTAGCAACAAGAGCTTTTTTAGCTGAAATAATTTTAGCAACAGTAAGACCTACTGAACCATGAACTACAGTTTCACCTGCGCCTGCTTCTAGCTTATCAATGATAAGTTGATCTTGTTTACGACCTAATGCGCCTGCAATAGTAGTAGCAAGCTCTTGCTTCTCGTCAAAGTTGACGTTAGTAGCATCAAACAAGTCAGTGTACTCTGAAGCATAAAAGTTGCTTAGAGTCGCGGCAACCACTGCGTGGTCAACATTCATAGGAACAACTAGGTCAGAAGTACCTTTAGAAGTAGCAAGACCTTTGCCCATTTTACGGAAGTTGTAAGTATCGCCAGTTACGTTTGAGCGTACAGTTACCGCTCCTTTTAGCACACCAGAACCTTGGTATGCGTGTTTAACCATGCTGTCAAACTCTTTGACTGCAACGGCTGTTAATCCGAGTGAATTACTCATGATAATATTCCTTAAAAAAAAGATGTAATATTTAGTTTTTTTCTAAGGTTTTAGCTGAGTACCCAATAATTTTTGGTCAGCATCCAACCTAAAGTTATCGAGCCTTCGAGATAGGGTATTCGATGCCTAATTATAACACCGAACACCCACATTTGTAAACGCTAACCACCAAATGAAGAAATCATTTGTTGTACTTTACGCTCATGATTTGGATCAACACTGCGTAAAAGCTGTCCGCTTTCATGTTTTTTGAACATTTCAGCCTCTACATCTTGCCATGTAAGACCAGAAGGGTGTTGTCCGCCATCAATAGGTAAGCGCGTTGGCATTGTTGCTTTTACAATAGCTTCAATTAGTTTTACGCTTTCAGCAGTTGTTACTAAATCTTGCACTGCTTCATACTCGTCTGCATCAAGATTGTTTTTCAAAAAGCCTTCTACAGTTTTGATGCGCTCTACTGCATTGTCGCCTAGCTTTTGCATTTCCATTTCTTGCGTTACTTCTTCAACAGCTTCAGCTTGTGCTGTTAAAAGCTCCCATGCGCGACCAAATGCTTCATCGTTCATGTTCGTATCTTTAGCAAACTCTGTTAATTCTCCAAATAAAGCATCATCCTGCTCTACATCTTCAGGCATTGTATAGCCATCTTTTGGTGCGCCAGAAAAACCACCAAACTTTTTGTTTAACTCATTGTACGCTTTTGCTTGCTCTGATACTGACTTGTATCTATCAGCTATATACCAATCTGGAGCTTCTCCTGCACCCTTAACACCTTCGGATAGAAAATACTCGTTTTCACCCAAAGTGGGTTCAGCATTGTCTAACAAGGTATCGTTTGTAGGCTCTTCTACTACGGCTTGTTCTTCAGACATAATTACCTCTAAGTTTTAGCTTGTTGTATTTGATTAATCACATACTTAACAACGCCTGACTCACCATTGTGATAAGCAGATTCGTAGTTAATATTTTGTGAAGTTAAAGGGGTGTCGTTATTGTATATAAACCGCGTAGTTAAATCTTCTAATACGCGCTGTCCTTCAGTAGAGCTAAACACATTATTATACGCCCTAGCTAACTCAATGGCTTTAATGCGTTGTTCTTCTGTATACTGGGCAGAAGCCTCTTTGTTCATCGAGGCTCTATCTATATCATTCCAACTCATAAAGTTGTTTGTCCTTGCATAGGCGGCTGTCCGCTAGCATCCATACCTTGTGATGCCGCTTCTGCGCCCGCCTGTATTGCAGTTTCTCTTTCAGCTTGGCTTCTAATTAAAGATGCAGGCATACCTGATTTTTCTCCTACCCATGCGCCAAACTCTTCTAGCTTAAATCCAATCTTCGCATGATCTGGTCCTGCATTGGTAAGAACAAATTGCACTGCTTGTTGCACAGTAAGTATATCTTCTGCATCTTGCTGTCTTGCTAGCGGAGACATAAACTTAATATCTATATCCTTGCCGTCTAGCTTAATAGCTTCTATAAGCCCTCTTCGAGTTAATATAGCAACTACCCTTGTAATAATAGGGATTAATACTTCAGTTTGCAAGCGACCAAACGCAGAACCAATACGTTTTGCTAATTCACGCGACTCTATGGCAACTTCTGTAGCTGATCTAACAGCACCAGTAGGATCGCGCAAATCGTTAAACAATGCCTTTTTAATATTCATTTGCAGGTCTTGCATTATAAATTGTGGCATTTGCAAGTTAGCACCAGTATCTAGCCGCCTAATTGATGGGTTTGCACTGTTGTTAGAACCAACTGGAATAACAACCCCTGGGCTTATACTAATATTGTAGGGGTTTGTCACACCATCATCAGTAGCAGTGTACATACCTGCTAGATCAATAGCGGCTTTTTGTAAAGAAAACTCTTTTACTTTGTTTAAGGACTTAACATCAGGCAATGCCTGTAATGCAGGACCACGACCACGAACCTCGCCCGCTACTTTAGAGTAACGACCAGTCACCCAAGGCGATGTTTCGCCAAAGTCTTCCATCCAACTTATATGATCTTCTTTGCCTACCCATAAACAACCATAGTAAGTTTTAGATTTAGGCAAATACACAACGCCTTCATAGGCTTTGACCATAGTCTCAGGTTTATCTTGTATTACTTTTGCCATAGACTCAGATGCTTTGAAGCCTTTCCACTTGCGCTCTAGCGTCCCTGCTTTAACTTCAAATCTACGCCAGTGTGTTTCTACGTTGCCCTGTGGTCCTTCTTCAAATGCAATCCCTTTTTGCGGAATAGCACTAAACACAATAGGGTTGTTGTCGTCATCGGCTTCATCTATTCGCAATGTGCCTGTGCCAATAAGTAGGTCTAAGGCATGCTCATAAAACTGCGTAGCAAAGTTTGACCGATTAATATAATCAAAAACTTCTTCCGCTTGCTCTTCAAGATTACGCTTTATATCTTCAATATCAACATCGTATTCGCCAGTTTCAAGCAGTTTAACTATTTTTCTTGATGGCTCAAAAGTAGCCCAACGCGACCATATAGGTGCTATATTTTCTTGTAGCTTGCTTGCACCTTGCTGTATAGCCTCTAAAGCAGTGGAGTCAAAGATTTTGTCCATCTTTTTTTGACCCGCAACAGTAGTCTCAAACAAGTTTCTGTTAGGCAAAAAGTATTCATAAGCATCATCTAACTGATCATGCCAGTGTGTTGATTTTTTAAAAGCGTTAGCTTCACGTTTTTTTAAGTCTTGTATTGTGCCAAGCTCTGCGGGAAGTTTCATGGTTGCTCCTAAAAGAGTCTAAGTAAACTTGCTTTACTGGCTATACCAGTAAGGTCGTTTTTGTTTGGCAGTCCAAGTACTTCTGAGCCATATTTGCGTCTTATTTTTTGTTTTTCAAACAAATTAGCGGTCAAGTATTCTCTGCGCTCGCTACTCATATCGTTACTATGCTTAACATCTTTTTGCTTTAAAGTATTATCATTCTTAATACCTTTGAGCATTGATTTAACGCCAATACCAGACTGCGCTTGTTGCTTGAGCATTTTCTCAGTTCGTGCGCGTTCTTTCCGCAATCCAATATTAGTGCGGTACTCCATTGCTTTTTCTTCTGGCGTTGGTGGTGGTGGTTTAGCTGATGATGATGATCCGCCCATGTTATTTCCTCAAGTATTTTAGCAGTTGATATGGTGTCCAAATAAAAGGTTTGTTAATACCTAATATTTGTTTTGTATGCCCTACACAAGTATTAAGCATGAATAAGCATTGCTTTCTTTTTTTGGGTGTATAATCTAATACATAACAATCTTCGCCAATTATACCATTTTTAGTATCAATCGTGTACAAGTCGTAAACATTTGTTGACTTACCGCAAACAATTAGCTTGTCTCTGTCTGGTTTTACTACATAACAGTGTCGTATTCCTTTTTTTAAAAATGGACTCCACCAGTTTGACAAATCATCCTGAAACACAACATACACATCAGAAGACACTAAAGTTTACCTTGGCTGTCGTAGGTTTAGTAAAGTTACCAGTAGACCGCAATGCTGAGCGACCTTCACCTTCACCTTGTAATGCGTACTCAAGAGCTTCTACAGGGTGAGAGTATTCATTCTTATCTGGTTCATCAGTGTAATGTTCGCCTGATTTTTGTACTCTACGATAGCAAAAACCGCCTTGCAAACCTTTGCGAATCATAGAGGCTTTGGGTAAGACAGTAAATCTAGGCTTACCATCCATGCACATTTCTTTCATAGGTACTTCTAGGGCGGCTCTACGCTTCAATGGGTCATTCGAGGCAGTAGGTTGACAGGGAATACCTGCGGCTCGCATTATCTGAAATGGCGTGTCAGAGTTTGATTGGTTTTTATTGTTGCCAGAAGGATCACCCCATCCTTTAAATTCGTGATCTGGGTAGTGTTCTTCAATGTATCGTTTAAGTGTTGGTGCAAAATCAACAGCACCAGAGTCGGTAAGAACCATTTCATCAAAACATATCCATCTGCCTACAGCAGTTCGTTGTATAAACGCACACGCAGGTGTACGCCCAAAGTCCATACCTAAAATTATAGGGTAATCAGGGGATGGCTTAAACTTATCCATGTGTTGACAGTGGACGCTATCAGTGTACATAGGATGCACAGGCTTACCATTTGATACAAACCCATATTCATTAGCTAAATTTACCTTTATCCAGTCGTTTGTTTTACCATTAAGCCCGCGTTCGTAATAACCATCGGGCAAGTTATTTATATTTTCTGCAACAGGGTTAACCTTCCAGTCTTCGCCATCTTTATATACACCGCCTGCCTGCCTAAAAAATGACCAGTCATCAGGACGTTCTATTTCAGCAAGTTTAAAATACCAGTGGTCTTCATCAGGGGCGTTAGAGTCACCGAGCATTCCATGATGCGTAGGACGCACACCTTCTTTAGGAGAGGGGTAACGACCATGACGTAAGTCTAACATGTCTAAAACAGCCTTAGAATGCTCTTTAGTCTCGTTCAACCATACCCATGTAGTCTGGATACCCCTTGCTTTTTTAACGTGTTCAGGTCTGTCAAAGGCGATAAAAACAACATCGCACTCTACTCTAGTACCATCATCAAGTTTAAATCTTATAAAGTGTGTAGGGGGTTCTTTGTTGCCTTGCTTGAAGTCGCCAAGCTCACCATGTATTTCTAACCAGTCTTTAATGGTTGTAGAAAACAGTTCAGAATAGGTGTTACGAGCCGCAATAACACGCGACAATCTTACGCCATAGTTTTTATGCTCAGGGTCAGACACAGGTTCTTGTTCGCACATCAAGTCAAACAGTTTAAGTATACATTGTACTGTTTTGCCTGAACCTAACGGACCCATGATAAAGGAGTTTCTAGCACGACAATCAGCAAAGTCTTGTAACACCTGCCCTTGTGGGCATAAGTCGTAAACTATTTGGCTCATTTAATAAGAGACTTTTTCTTTTTTGCTTGTTGATAGAATGGGCTTTTGCCTTGCTCAATCATTTTTTTAGCATGGTCTGCCGCTTTTCTTTGTATTGCTTCAGGTATAGGCACTGCATCTTCTTTAGTTCTTAGAAACTCAATTTCATCTGCAGACAATGTTGGGACTAAACTAGGCACTAGTGTTTCTTTGCCGCCTATATTAATACCAATAGAGTATTCAGTCATTACGCCACCATCATCACGCTTAATAGGACCAAGCCATCCACGCGAACTTTTTTTAGAGCCATCAACTCTTGTCATACCTTGTGCCATATTATTTATCCTTTTTGCTAAATATCTTGTCGTAGTTGTCTTCGTACTTCTTCCTAGACTCATTCGTCTCAGTTCTACGCTTACTACCCTTGCCACCATTTAATTCAGGGAAGTGTCTATCTCTGGTTTCTTTACTTAATTTATTCAAATGACTCATAATCATCCTCATCAACAAAGTCTGTTGCCATCTTATCATACACGATATCTAATATCTCGCGCATAAGCATTTCATCTTTGTCTATTAAAGCATCTGCAAAGTTTTGAATCAACTCTAGTACAGTATCGCTTACATACTCATCCGTTTCAATCGTAACCATCATAGCCTTCCAATGTATCTCTCATTATTATATGTTTACAAAGGTCAATATAGAATACAGTTTTTTCGTCTTTTAAGGTACTTGTGACCTCTACCTGCCCCTCTACTATGTGTATAACGATAACATCGCCCATATCGCTTTCTGGTGGCTCTGATGAGTCTTTTTGGTTTGGGCGTATGGGTATAACCTTCATATTACCTCAATTTTTTTTTGAGTGATACATATATATATACAGACCACCGCGCTTCGGGATGGGGGGTAGCTGCCATGTTAGCACTTTTTTTATGCGATCACGCCCAAATGCAGGGTAAAAGGACCAGCCGCCCTATTCATCCTCTACTGGTGGCAAGCCCGCAAAAGATTTTCTTTGTATTGAAACAGTAAGTTCATTATTGCCTGAATGCTCTACTGCTCGAAGTTTGGGTTGTAAGTACTGGCACAACTTCTCTGTACTATCTACCGCCGCTCGAAGGTCTGACAGCTCCCCAGTAGTCTCAGCCAGTTGTTTAATCTTGATGCAACTATCTACTAGGTCCAGCAATGGATCATATTCAGGGAATTTCTCCGCCAGTCTTTCGTGAAGTAGTCTTTTCAATGGGCGATTGCCCGACCCTTTAGGTCTTCCACGTTTAGCCATTATTTAAATCTCATATAGTTGAATTAATTGGTTTTTATATTCGCTAATTTTAACATAATTAGGTCTTTATTTCCCCCCTATAGAAATGCAATAGATGGTTTATGTTGATTAACACTTGTAAACAGTATATATTTAATACCTCACTTACTTAATAAAGGGTTGTATTTATGGATGGTTTTGGAAATGATTATTTGATTGTCTTCCCAGATGCGGAGCTTCGCGTATTTGTTGCGGCTGGCACTGATCTGGATTCTGATTTTGTTGGTTTGTGCTTAGATACAGACCAAACACTACGCATTCAGGGCTACAATGCACTGGATATTATTTTGCTAGGATAGGAGAAACAACAATGAAGAAATATGAAGAAAT